TATCTGGTCATTACCAGACGGAGAAATACGCCGCTATGACAGGCGTCTGAATATAATCTGTAGCGAGTGCCGGCAGAGTGAGGTTATGCAGCGTGTGCTGGCGTTCTATCAGGGTAATTATCAGGAGGTGATGCTGTGAGTACACCGGTAACCATTCTTGATATGTGCTGTGGCAGCCGTATGTTCTGGTTCGATAAGAATGACGACCGGGCGATATTTAGCGATATCAGAAAGGAAGAGCACACATTGTGTGATGGACGATGTCTGATTATCAGTCCTGATCTGATAGCTGATTTTCGTGCACTACCATTTGCAGACGCATCTTTTTCGATGGTTATATTCGACCCTCCGCATCTTGAGCGTGTTGGTGATAACGCCTGGATGGGAAAGAAATATGGACGGCTGAATAAAGATACCTGGCGTGATGATTTGCGGCAGGGATTTAAAGAAGCCTTTCGTGTGTTGCGTCCATCCGGCGTTCTGATTTTTAAATGGAATGAAACGCAAATACCTGTTCGCCAGATATTGGTACTGACCGACAGAAAACCTGTTATCGGTCAACGAACAGGAAAAAACGATAAAACCCACTGGATTATTTTTATGAAATAGGCATCCAGTGAGTTGGTTCGTAAGGTTACAGATACGTATATCTGAATAATTAAATTCAGTTCTGTAAATAAAATTTAATCCTTAACCGGAGGGATTTCTGCACCCTCAAATCATCAGGAGGCCGCCCGAAAGGGCGGTAGTGAAATACGAAAGTTCAAAATAATTATTGAAACAGGAATAGCTGGTGGAGATTTTGAGGATGTATTCGAAGTGGACGATGACGCAACACCTGATGAAATTCATGATGAAGCAAAAGAAATTTTCTTTAACTACTGCAATTACTCATATCACGAAATAAAAGACGAGGAGGAAGAACAAAATGGCTGATTTTGGTTCAACTAAATACAACGTCAGTTTTGAAGAATGGCATGAACTGTTAATGGATTATGCAGAGTTACGTGGTGGAAGTGCTGCTGATGCTGAAGCCTGGCGTGATGACTACGAAGCAGGAAAAACACCTGTCGAAGCATATTGTGATGAGTGGGGCGATGAATGAGCGAGATTAATTATCAGGAAGGGCATGAAACGGTAGGGCAGGCAAAACCAGTTGCATGACGATATCGCTATGTGAAAAAGGGCGTTACGGACCTTCAGGAGAAGATGTGGGTTGGTGACTGGAAATATGTACCGACAAAAGAGGATTGCAACGACAGGCCGAGCTATGAGATTCAGGCCTTATTCACTACCCCGCCAGTCCCGGTGATATCAGAAGGACTGGTTAAAGCCGCGCGCTTTTATGAACAGGTAAAGCGTGAGAATCCACCAGTCGAAACAGGAGTATGGAAAGATGCTGTTGATTGGGTTCTCAAAGAGGCCTGCTGTGCTGTCATTCTGGGTAAAGCCGACAATCCATTAGCATCCAGTAACCAAGTTGGCGAATTAACAATGTGGGTTAAACGACAGGTCAGTCAACTGAAAAAAGCTAATCCAGACTGCAAATTACCGGAGAAGGCGATGGACTACCTTAAGCGGAACGAACTGATAAGCGCGGAGGATGTTTTGCGATGACCTGGCCTGAAGCATTCACAACGGTAGGAATTGCAATGGCGGTGGCGCTGGTGGTGTATTCGATTTGCCGCTGGGGGTAAGGTATTAAAAAACGCCCCGCACACAGACGTTGAGCGCCTGAGATGTGGGGATAGGGAGTTAGTTAAATAGTCGTACAACAATACCTGATTTTATATTGAAGCAAGAAATAGGTTGCTACATATTGAACCATGCGCGTGTACGTCAAATATGGGAGGTCATCGTGCTGGTTCTGAAATGTGCGCTGGCTATTGCGGCAGTAATGGCAATTTATTGTCTTGTTATCGTTCTTATGAATCACCTTTCTGATTAATTTTATATTGGCGAGGTGACGTGAGTTAAGTAGAATTGCTGCGGGTGCTTGAGGCTATCTGCCTCGGGCATGAACACCAACGGCAGATAGAGAAAAGCCCCAGTTAACATTACGCGTCCTGCAAGACGCTTAACATTAATCTGAGGCCCAATCTATGCTTCACAAACGTAGGTTAGCCTCTTACGTGCCGAAAGGCAAGGAGAAGCAGGCTATGAAGCAGCAAAAGGCGATGTTAATCGCCCTGATCGTCATCTGTTTAACCGTCATAGTGACGGCACTGGTAACGAGGAAAGACCTCTGCGAGGTACGAATCCGAACCGGCCAGACGGAGGTCGCTGTCTTCACAGCTTACGAACCTGAGGAGTAAGAGACCAGGCGGGGGAGGAATCCCTCGCCACCTCTGATGAGTCAGGCATCCTCAACGCACCCGCACTTAACCCGCTTCGGCGGGTTTTTGTTTTTATTTTCAACGCGTTTGAAGTTCCGGACGGCGCCGGAATAGAATCAAAAACACTTAAGTAGCGCGCAGGGAGAAGAGGGATGGACCCCGAACAGGGGAGTGCTATTTATCTGGAAGGATTCTGTTGATGAAAATCGAAGAATTACGTGAAATTTTTAGTGAAGATGGCCTCTATACTGTGTGCGTTGAGAAGGGCGCTATTGTCAGCCACTGCCGTATTAAATGTTTACAGTCTCAACAAAGGAAGAGTGGAGCTGCGTTAATTCATTTGGTGGATGGGCTTGTGACGGATGGTTTTATTTTGCGTGCAAATGAATTTGTCACATCGTTGCCGTCTCTGAAAGAAGCTGGGATTAAGGCTGGTTTTTCTGCTTTTGAAGATGAGTGAATTCATCTACAATTCAGCGCAGGGCTGAACCCCTGTTGAGTAACACTGTGCCACCGGAGAAAGCCGATGGCGCAAAATTCCAGACTACACAATTCTGATAATTCAGCCGTCTTTGCCAGCAGGCATGGGCGGCGTTCGCGCGTATTTAAAACCGACTGGTACCAACACCCTCCATGCACTGAAGAACAGGCCGAATGGCTGATTCAGTGCTACCGCAGGCGCGGATACGAGGTTAAAAAAGCCCTTAGCCTCGACTACCGTCACTGGATAATCTCTGTCAGACTGCCTTACTCCGAACGCCCACCGCGTCCATCCCGCACGTACCAACAACGGATCTGGAGGTAACGTGAGGGTATTACTTCGACCTGTTCTGGTGCCGGAACTCGGGCTGGTGGTCCTTAAGCCAGGTCGTGAATCCATGCAGGTATTTCACAATCCCCGGGTGCTGGTGGCGCCTGAACCAAAAAGCATGCGCGCTCTGCCGTCAGGACCTGTTCCTGCTGTTAGCCAGCTGCTGGCAGAGGATAAAACATTACTGCCATTTTTCAGCGACGAACGAGTGATTCGTGCTGCTGGCGGCGCTGGTGCACTGTCTGACTGGCTGTTGCGCCATGTTAAATCCTGCCAGTGGCCACACGGCGACTATCACCACAGTGAAACCGTCATTCACCGTTATGGCGCTGGCGCGATGGTGTTGTGCTGGCACTGCGACAACCAGCTGCGTGACCAGACATCCGAATCACTCGAGCAACTTGCTCATCAAAATCTGTCAGCATGGATGATTGACGTCATACGCCATGCAATGAATGGCACGCAGGAGAGGGAGTTATCGCTGGCTGAATTATCCTGGTGGGCGGTCTGCAATCAAGTGGCGGACGCGCTTCCGGAGGCAGTATTACGTCGTTCTCTGGGGTTACGTGCGGAAAAAATCCGCTCAATGTACCGTGAAAGCGACATCGTACCGGGAGAGCAGACCGCCACCAGCATACTGAAGCAGCGCACAAAAAATCTTGCGCAGTTGCTTCACACCCACCAGCCACAGAACCCAGCACAGGAAAAGCAGGTGGTCAGCATTGCCGTTGATCCGGAGTCTCCGGAATCTTTCATGAGGCGACCTAAACGTCGCCGTTGGGTAAATGAGAAATATACGCGCTGGGTGAAGACACAGCCGTGTGCGTGTTGTGGTCAACCAGCCGACGATCCCCATCACCTGATTGGTCACGGTCAGGGAGGGATGGGAACAAAGGCCCACGATATTTTCACGCTACCGTTGTGCCGGGAACATCACAACGAACTTCATGCGGATCCGCTGGCGTTCGAAGAAAAGCATGGTTCTCAGGTTGATTTAATTTTTCGTTTTCTTGATCACGCCTTTGCAACCGGCGTGCTTGGGTAAAAGAGGTTACTGATGCGTATAGAGTTTGTTTTGCCTTACCCGCCGACGGTGAATACCTACTGGCGACGTCATGGCAATACGTATTTCATCTCGGAGGCCGGAAAGCGTTATCGCCATGATGTGGCGCTAATTGTTCGCCAGCAGCGGTTGAAATTAAACCTGTCCGGAAGGCTGGCGATAAAGATTATTGCAGAGCCACCGGATAAGCGCCGTCGTGACCTGGACAATATCCTGAAAGCACCACTAGATGCGCTGACGCATGCCGGACTACTCATAGACGACGAGCAGTTTGATGAAATCAATATTGTGCGCGGTCAGCTCGTTCCTGGTGGGCGGCTGGGGATAAAAATCACAGAACTGGAGTGCGCATGAATAACCAGTATTTACAGTTTGTGCGTGAGCAGCTCATTATCGCCACCGCTGATTTGAGTGGGGCAACAAAAGGTCAGCTTGAAGCCTGGCAGGAGAATGCCATGTTCGATACAGGGCGTTACAGGCGAAAAAAAATCCGGTACCGCGATGAAGTGACTGGAAAAATGATAACGCGGAATAATCAACCAATCCCGGGAAAGCAATCGCTGGCGAAGGGGACGTCAATTCCTCTGGTCAGTCCGGTTGAGTTTTCGACATCATCGTGGCGGCGGGCTGTTCTGTCTCTTGAAGAACATCATAAAGCCTGGTTGTTGTGGTGTTACAGCGGGAGTATTTGTTGGGAATATCAGATCGCTATAACACAGTGGGCGTGGAATGAATTTAATACTCAATCCGGTACCAGAAAAATTGCAGGGAAAACGCAGGAACGCCTGAAAAAATTAATCTGGCTGGCGGCGCAGGCAGTAAAAGCAGAACTTTTTGGTGGGGAAGGTTATGAATACCAGGATCTGGCATTACTGGCGGGAGTGACAACTAAAAACTGGTCCAAAACATTTACTCGTCACTGGGTTGCAATGAAACACATTTTTCAACGACTGGATAGTGAGGCTTTATTGTTTGTAATGAGAACACGTTCAAAACAAAAGGCGGCATTTTCAAAGCAAAATGTTGCAAAAGTAGATTGAAAGGCATATATTTCATGCAAATCTGATATTTTGCCGATTTTGTACGTGATGGCAAAAGCAAACAAAACCCGCCCACAAGCGGGTTTTTTTGTGCCACTTATCTCGGATAGACATGGTGAATGCGCTGGTGGAGGAAGTAAGGGTGATTTTTAACCAGGTGATTTTTGAATGCTTGCAACATTGATTTCGTAACGTTATTATCCTGCGCCCGGCCCTTTAGCTCAGTGGTGAGAGCGAGCGACTCATAATCGCCAGGTCGCTGGTTCAAATCCAGCAAGGGCCACCAACCGCCACTAGCTCATCAGGAAAGAGCGTCAACCCTTTAAGTTGAGTGTGCGAGGTTCGAGTCCCCGGTGGCGGTCCAGTGCCGACTTAGCTCAGTAGGTAGAGCAACTGACTTGTAATCAGTAGGTCACCAGTTCGATTCCGGTAGTCGGCACCATATGCGGGCATCGTATAATGGCTATTACCTCAGCCTTCCAAGCTGATGATGCGGGTTCGATTCCTGCTGCCCGCTCCAGAGAAACAAGCCTTATTGTATTGCGGCACTGGCGTATTTTTTTATTACGTGGGAGCAGGTTGTTTTGAAAAAGCATTCTGTTCTCTGGCTATGATTTGAGGCCGGGTGTAGCCTCAGTGCTGATTTTTTTACGGCAGCAGAATGGTGCATTATCGGTGGAGGTTTTGTATTTCCTGGCAGGGTCGGTGATGCATCATTCTGGTGTTGTAAAAGCACCGCAGAGGCGTTCCTCAGTACGAGGGTGGTTTAAAGAGTCGGTTTAGCGGGAAACCACAGTGTCCATACAGAACGGAATACTTCGGGAGGCACCCGACGCCTCGATTATATTACAATTAAAAATTCATCCCTTGCATTGACCAACCGCCATATCTGGCGGTTTTTTTTTATTCCTTTCTCAGAACAAAAAAAGACACGAGCATCCAGGAATACTCGTGGGACAACGTCCTTTGGATAGCAATTTGCGAGAGGGTGAAAAGTAGCGCGGTCGTCGGATTAAGACCGCGGGACAAAGTCCATGAAGAATAATAAGTATTGGCCCCCTTCCGGGGACATGTTCATACTACTAAGCTTCAGAAGTGGTTTAAATACTCAAATTAACCTTAATTTCCGATAAGTCTTATTTCATTTCTTTGCGCCACATCTGGCGCGCATCAAATAACGCCACGCAAAGGGCATCTGCGGATGCCGGTGCTTTTGACGGGGTGTTTTTACGGGCCGCTGGTGGCCCTTTTTTATTTACAGGAGAAAAAAGTATGTCTGAACCCTTATCCGGTTCCGGCACGGCTGCGGCGCTCGGTGGGGCGACGGTGTACGGGCTGTTTACCGGAACGGATTTCGGGATTGTGTTTGGTGCGTTCGCCGGGGCGTTATTTGTGGCAACGATGCCGCAGGCGCTTTCAGCCTGGCGTGTGGCAGCACATTTTCTGGTGTCGTTCATTATCGGCGTTCTGGGCGCAGAAGTTCTGGCATCCTGGCTGGTAAAGCATACAGGGTTTGACGGTGCACCTGTCGACGCATTGTGTGCAGTACTGGTGTCAGTGGTGTCGGTGAAGATTCTCTCGTTCATCCACCAGCAGGATATAGCATCACTGGTGTCCGGTCTGTTCTCCCGCCTGCGGGGCGGAGGAGGCGGCAATGTTAAGTAACCTTCCTGGATTGCTGAATGTGGCGTTATGCACGGTTATCGTGCTGACGCTCTTTTTTTATCGTCGCCGTGATTCCAGACATAAACCGCTGGTGTCATGGCTGGCCTGGCTGCTGATGCTGCTTTATGCCTTTGCACCACTCAGCTATCTGTGTGGTCGCCCGTTAGCAACGGGCTGGCTGGAAGTGTTTTTTAACCTGCTGTTCTGCGTGCTGGTAATACGCGCACGCGGGAACGTCACAAAAATCTTTCCATTGTTGAGGTGAATATGTCGGGTAAATTCAGATTCAGCCGTCGCAGTGAAAAAAATCTGGAGGGCGTCAAACCACAGCTGGTTGCTGTCGTTCGCCGTGCGCTGGAGCTGACGGAGGTTGATTTCGGTATTACGGAAGGCCTGCGCAGTAAGTATCGCCAGAAACAGCTGGTCGCGGAAGGGAAAAGCCAGACCATGAACAGCCGCCACCTGACCGGTGATGCTGTGGATGTTGTGGCTTATGTTGGCAGCCAGGTGTCATGGGACTGGCCTCTGTACGAGAAAATCGCGCAGGCATTTAAGCAGGCTGCCGCAGAGCTGGGGACTGCCATCGAATGGGGCGGGGACTGGAAAACACTGAAAGACGGACCTCACTTTCAGTTGAAACGATAAGCAAAACAAAACCCCCGCAGCTGGAACAGTCCGGGGTTTTTAGTTTTCACGCCATGAAAAGGAACAATAAGTTGCAAAACAGCATGAGGTGAGGAAATTGTGAACAGTGAGTACGGGGAAAATCCTCGTGGGAAAGTATAAAAGATTCTTTTTGAGGTTGTCCATTATGAAAGGTATTGAAGTGGAAACTCCCGCGAGCCTTGATTTGACAAGGGCTGCGGCCTTTGCATGGCGGTCGCTGTTCTGATTTGGGCTGTGCGTTGGTGGTGACATGAGCAGAAAACACTGGACACACAGAATGCCTCGAGCGGCGGCGAAAAGGGCACTGGTAGCGATACTGGTGCCTTTTTTATTGGTGGGCTGCGTTAGCCTGGATAAGGCGCGCCAACTTTTAGATACAGCTTCTCAGGTCTGCAAAATTGTCGACAGTGTCCAGCAGTGTATGCAGAACTGAGCTTTGCATTTGGATGGTGCGAGTAACAAAAAACGGTCAATTGACCGGTTGATTAGCGTTTAACGTTTGCTGTCTGGAGTTCGTTTTACAGGTACCCATGTAGCACCCGGCTTTGATGTCGGGGGAGCCGTATGGTTATCAGGAATGGTGGTGTAATTGTTTGTCGTGCCACCACGTGGGCCTTGTTGACGGTAAACGCCACCATCTTTGCCACTATTTTCACCTGGTTTTAAAGCCATGCTAGTCCCTTTTATTAAAGTCACGATTGTGTGACAAGGTGAGTATTGGTCGTATAAGTGAAAAGACAAGATGAAATTTTTTCATGAGCCATCTGTTAGTTCATCTTAAGCACATTCTGGAAATGTGAGCTGATATTTACGGGAGTTAGAGGAAATTAACAATGCCCCTGCGAACCCCAAAAGTCTGCCGTGTTCGCGGTTGCCGCCATACCACGACTGACCCGTCAGGCTACTGCGAAAGCCACAAAAGCGAAGGCTGGAAGCAATACAAACCTGGACAATCCCGTCATCAGCGCGGCTACGGTTCGAAGTGGGACAGTATCCGCGTGCGCATATTGAAGCGTGACAAAGGCCTGTGTCAGTTATGTCTGCGTGCTGGTGTGGTGCGTGAGGCGAAAACCGTTGACCACATCATCCCTAAAGCGCATGGCGGCACTGATGCCGACAGTAATCTGCAGAGTCTGTGCTGGCCGTGTCATAAGGCGAAGACGGCCCGTGAATGGCTGAAGTAAGAACCAGTTCCCACTGCCAGAGGGGAGGGGCGGGTCAAATCCCTGTGACCTGACGTCTTCCGGACTGCCCGCCCCATCGTTTTTTTATACCCGCGAAAAATGAAATTTAACCAGGAGTGCCGCATATGGCTGGAACGGCGGGGCGTTCCGGGCGTCGCCCCAAGCCAACGGCGCGCAAGGCGCTGG